TGGGCTTCCATTGAACCTATTGCTGACGTTGGTGGTCGTGTTATCTGTCTGAGTACAGCGAATGGCTCTGGCAACTTCTTCCATCATCTATGGGTTGGTTCGCAGACTGGCACTAATCAGTTCAAGGGCGTATTCTGGCCATGGTCGGCTGGCGACCGTGACGACGACTGGTACGAAGCCAAGGAAAGGTCGATGCCTTCTTGGCAGTTGCATCAGGAATATCCACGCAGCCCCGAGGAAGCGTTCATCAAGTCGGGCAATCCCGTCTTTGACGTGGATGCCCTCAGATCGTTGGAGACCGAAGACCCAACTCGTGGTTATATCCATGTGCTGAACAAGAAGAATATCGAGTTCCGCCATACTGCTGATGGCGAGTTCTCCGTCTGGGATGAACCCAGCCATGAGGGCGTGTATGTGGTGGGTGCTGACGTAGCCGAGGGCCTAGCCCACGGCGACTACTCCTCCGCCCATGTCATTGATGCCCGCAACCTGAAGCTAGTAGCCCATTGGCATGGGCATATCGAACCAGACTTGTTCGGTGATCTGCTAGCCGAGATCGGCTATTGGTACAATGGGGCGCTACTTGGTGTTGAGAACAACAACCACGGTCTCACCACCCTCAAGGCGCTCCAGCGTTATGGCTACAAGAACTTGTATCGCACTCGTCGTCTCCAGCAGCGCAACCCTGAAGCCACGGAGATTCTGGGTTGGCGCACCACAACGGCCACAAAGCCGTTGGCTATTGACGAGTTGGCTGCCGCCATCCGAGATATGGAACTGGACCTACGGGACGACCGCACTATCCAGGAACTCATCACCTTTGTCCGCAATCCCAACGGACGGATGAACGGTTCCCCCCACGACGACAGGGTGATGTCTTTGGCTATTGGCTGGCAGATGTTGAAGTATGTGTGGTTGCCTGAGTATCGGGCTGAGACTCCAGCCCCCAAGTACAGCCTGAATTGGTTCGAGAAGTTCCTGATTTCGGAGGAAGAACCTTTCAGAAGGGTGCCTTTGGGGGCACATTCGGTCCGTTCTCGGGGTAACGAATAGGTTTATGTGTGATGGGTGCAACGAACTGTATCGAATGTGGCAATATCTTTTCCTTTGATGTCCTGCCTCGGCGTGGAGCGATCTGCTTCAAGTGCCATTTGCAGGGCATTCGTTTGGGTTTTACCCATGGCAAAGAGGATTTCCACGGTCCGACCATTGTTGAGCGGCAACGCCAGCAGGAGCAGCAGGCTGCGGACGCTGGCATCAAGGCTGAGCGTGTAGGAAATCGGTGGGTGTGATCTAAATGTGGTGGGTTCCGATTGCTGTTGCCGTCATTGGCGGTCCCCTAATGTGGGGATTGTCAAAGTTTGATAGACGGAATACCCAGCAGCATGCCGAGAACCAGCGTGTCCTTCTCAGGATTGAAGGCAAGGTCGACAATATCGACAATCGGCTAGATCAACATATTGACTATCACCTCAAGGAGGGGTTGTGAGTTACAAGGAAGCGTTCAAGCGGGCTGTAGCGACGTTCGTTGCTGGGGCAACTGCGTCGCCTGTTACGGCGGCTGTGTTCAATGTTTCGTTCTTCAAGGCTGCTGGCATTGCTGGTCTGATTGCCGTGTGGAACTGGGCTGCTCGTTCCGTGCAGGTTTGGAATAGCGATGCCCCGACCGTCTAATAGCGAACTGCTTGCCCGCTACAAGCAGCACATCTATAAGTCCAAGCGTTGGCGCCGCGAAGAAGGCTACGACGACACTTGGCGTCGACTCATCGACCTATATCGTGGTCGGCATTACGAGTTCGCTACGGACGAGGATCGCCTGCTGGTCAATGCCGCGTTCGCTACTGTCAACGTGATTAGCCCTAGCGTGTCGGTGAACTATCCGAAGATTGCGGTCAATGCCCGCAAGCCTGAGGATTCGCCTCGTGCTGTTATTACTGAGGCCGTTGTGAACTATTGGTGGAAGCACTATAAGGTGAAGCCCCAGTTCCGTCGCGCGGTCAAAGACTTTCTTGTTGTCGGTCATGCTTGGTTGAAGGTTGGTTATCGTTATGTCGAAGAGGAACAGATCGACTCACTCGAAGACGCTTCGACTGTTGATGAGAACAACGCAATCACGCCCAACATTATTGTGCGTGAAGATCGGCCTTTTGTGGAGCGAGTCTCTCCTTTCGACGTGTATGTCGACCCTGATGCGACTTCAGAAGAAGACATGCGATGGGTTGCGCAGCGCATTCGGCGTCCCCTCAAGGAAGTCAAAGCCGACAAGCGATACAACCGTTCTGCGCGTGAAGCTGTATCTCCTTCGGCCACTGCTCGTTATGTTGATGAGCCAGATCGAAAGCGAACCTGGGACGAAACCCACCAATACGCGGACATCTGGGAACTCTACGACCTGAAGGCTGGCACGATGTGTGTCTTCGCTGAAAGCGGAGATCAGTTCCTCATCAAGCCCACCAAGATGCCGTACGCTTTCGGTCATCCGTTTGTGATGATCCGCAACTATGACATCCCCGACTACTTCTATCCGTTGGGCGACCTTGAGGCTATCGAGCCTCTGCAGCGCGAGTTGAACGAAACTCGTACGCAGATGATGAACCATCGTAAGAGGTTCTCCCGCAAGTATCTGTTCAAGGAATCGGCATTCGATTCGGATGGGCGTAGCGCCCTCGAATCTGACTACGACAATGTGATGGTCCCCGTCAACTCCGACGAACCTCTGTCTAACGTCTTGCAACCTTTCCCTGCGGTTATCACGCCTCCCGAGTTCTACAATCAGTCGAACATGATTCAGGCTGACATTGAGCAGATTTCGGGTGTGACGGAGTATCAGCGTGGCGGTCTCCCCGAGATCCGCCGTACTGCTACTGAAGCAGCGATCATGCAGGACGCAGCCAATGCTCGTGCAGCAGACAAACTGGCTACCATCGAAACTGTCATCGCCAATGTGGCTCATCGTCTGGTGTCGCTGGCTCAGCAGTTCATGACTGGCGAGCAGGTCGCCCGCATTATCGGGCGTGACGGCGAGACAGCATGGGTCACCTTTGACCGTGACTTCATCGCTGGCGAGTTTGACTTTGAGGTGGAGGCTGGTTCTACGGCTCCCGTCAACGAGTCGTTCCGTCGACAGATGGCCCTTCAGATGGTGGATGCTATGGCTCCGTTTGCTGGCGCAGGAATTGTGAACATGCAGCAGTTGGCTGCTCATGTTCTGCAGTTCGGCTTTGGCATCAAGAACCCTGACGAGTTCTTGCAGGCTCCTCCGCCTCCGATGCCCGAGCAGGGTGGCGCTCCGATGCCTGGCGGCGGGATGCCCATGTCTCCTGAAATGGGTGCTGGCGTGGCTGGTGGTCCGATGCCTAGTCCCGATATTGTTGCCCCTCCTGGGGCTACTCCCGAGGGTTTGAGTGGGGTTGACCCTGCTGTTCTGGCGGCTCTTTCAAGCCGCATGGGGATTGGTTTGCCGAACTCCATGTAACGATTGTTCCTTTTGTTGGAGCAACCTTCCATGGACTCTAGGAGCACGATGAGTGACATAACTGATATCCCCGATGTTGACCCCGCAGATGGCGGACAAGTCTTGGAGGTGGATGGGACAGCCGAGGAGTTTGACGCTCCCGTACTTGATGTCGATCAATTTGCCGATCACTATGTGACCGTCAAGATTGATGGCGAAGATGTGCGGGTCCCGTTGACCGAGGCTGTGGCTGGCTACTCGCGCCATGCGGAATATACCCGCAAGACGCAGGAGTTGGCAGAGCAACGTCAACAGTTGCAGTGGGCGCAGGCTATCCAAGCCGCCCTTGATAACGATCCCGCACAGACAATCGATTTGTTGGCAGCACACTACGGCATCACTAGACAGGAGGCCGCAAAGATGGCTGACGAATTTGATTTCGAAGACAAGTGGGAAGATCCAGCAGATGCCAAGTTGGCTGAGTTGGATAAGCGCATCAAGGCGTTTGAGGAGCAGCAGGCGTATGCTCAACTGGAACGAGATATTCAGACGTTGCAGAGCAAGTACGGGGAAGACTTCAACCCTCAAGAAGTTGTTGCTACTGCCATGGCGCAGGGCACTAACAATCTTGAAGCAGTCTATAAGCAGTTGGCTTACGACAGAGTGGCAGCGCAGGCAGATGCCGCCAAGAAACTCGCCGCAGACAAATCGGCGCAGGAGAAGGCGGTTCTAGATGCTAAGCGTGGAGCCTCGAATGTCGAAGGTGGTTCTTCTGCCAAGGGCGGCGCGGTTGAGGGCGGACCTATCCGTTCAATCTCTGACGCTTGGGCTGCCGCAAAACGACAGTACGGCGTCTCCTAAACCTAAGGAGCAATAACCATGGCGGGTAACGCTAATTTCGACGCACTTCTTTCAACCACCCTTGCGAACTATCGCAAGCAGTTGACCGACAACGTGTTCACGGCTCGTCCGTTGACCTACTTCCTCATGGACAAGGGTCGCATTCGGATGCTTGACGGTGGCACCAAGATTGTTGAGCCGCTGATCTACGGAGCCAACGGAACCGTTGCTTCGTACTCGGGCTACGACACCCTCAGCCTGACGGCTCAGGAAGGTATTTCGGCTGCCGAGTTTGATTGGAAGCAGTACGCTGTTTCTATCGCCATCTCGGGAATCGAAGAAGCCAAGAACAACGGTGAGCAGGCTATCCTGAATCTCCTCGAAGCC